ATGCGATCGTGTTCACGATCAAATAGTGCATCAATATAACTCATTCTTCTCCACTTATGGCTGGTAGCCGTTCTTCATGCCCGTAACGTGGGCGAATCGCTGTTTTAAAACAGTACTTATAATGTCTTGCCTACGGTGACTAAAATTTGTTCAAGCAATTCGTGATCCGATTGTTCTTGACCAAAGCTGGCTTTGTGAGCAAGTTTAACTGCTTTCTTGAGAATAGCTGGTTTGATTTCCATTTCTTCTGCTACAGCTTTGATAGTGTCGTTTAACCCACCTGTGAGTGTTTCAATTTCGTGCATGACCTGCATGCCTTCGTTGATAATTTGAGTAAGTTTGAGTTGTTGTTCGGCTGTAAATACGCGATCTGACATGTGTGTCTCCTAGTTAATAACATTGTTATTGTAACGGATATTTCAAACAAAGTCAAAGAATTTGGTAAGGCTCACTTTATAGTTTTTGGGTAGCGAATCCATACTCCTAAGCCCAGCAGCCGGGCCACCTCGCAACTAAGTGCGGTCCTAAGGTGATTCTTTACTTGACCCCGATTACCATATAGCGATGATATGAAGTTTCGGGATCTTCTAATTCTAACGTACCTTGATACAATGTTTGACTCAAAGGAAAACGATCCACAATATCTTGTGTGCTGTGGTATTGTTCACCGGGATCTTGATCTCTGGCCTGCATCACAACTAAAGTACCTGTGGGTATATTTTCAAACCAGTCGGTTCCAGGCATATCAGTGAGGCTAGTGTTGATTACCGCTCCATTGCTTCCTAGTTGTCTGTAATCCAACTTGTTGGCATCTTTGAGCATGTATTCGACATTGTCGGCACCTACATGATCTAACATACGCTGACTCTGTAACAACATTGTAGGGTCAGTTTCTACATTGATAATTTGATCAACATCTAATGTAGGTTGCAATGTATTATACAATGCTAAGTTACCATACCAAGAGCCTAAAATATACATAGTTGATAGATGAGGTGCAATCTTGGCCAACTCGGTTAATATCCATACTTTACTAGTAGTTAGGTCCGAGGTAAAACTGCCTGCTAGACTATAACCACTGCTTTCCTTTAGTGGACGTTGTGCAGGGAATCGTGTGGCACTGGGTCTATCAGGGTTGTATTCTCGATTACAAGCAGGATTGATAGTGGCCACAATACGTGTTTCTAAATTTTCTAACTCTTGTTTAAATGTAGGAGATCCTGTGTTGGGCCTAGGATAGAATCTCAAGGTAATGTCTTCGAGATCATCAATACCATACCCTGCTGCAGAAAACTTTTGTGCAAATGCTTGCCAATTGGCCATTTGTTTAGCTGATGAGCAATTGTCCAGTAGCTTTTGTATATGTTTGTTCCATCGTTCTGTGAAATTGTCAGCAGCAGCAATACCCACATAGAAATAACCCCAGTCTGGGTGATGCCAAACATAGATACCACTTTGCTTTGTTTCTGCTGGACGATCTCTGCGTAATTGAATACTTAGACCAGGACGGTTAGGAAATGGTTGTACTGCCTTGAATATTGAATAAAAAGGATAACGTACACTACGACCTAGGCGTTCAACTTCGCTGAGTTTCATACTTCGCTGTAGGGATTTTGTGGCCTATCGTAACCGTCTGGTTCTGGCATAACAGGATAACGATTTTCACTCATTTAAAATTGACCTTTTTGTACTTTTTGTGCTTCTGGTTTTTGCTGTTCTCGCAACTCTATTCGAGCTTGTCTATAATTAGTTGCTTCGATAGTAATTGGCACAACGGTACCATCTAATTTTTTTACATTAAATGTATAAGTTTTCATTTTATTTGCCAGCCTTGGCTAGGGCTGCTCCTTTGTTAAAACTTGGTGACCATGGACTCATTCCATCTACACCACCTCTTGCTCGTGACCAATTGTATCCTGCTCGGTGACCTGAACAGTCTTTGGTACATTCACTACCTAAAAAAGTTAGTTCATCTAATTGTTCTTCTCGAACTTTAGTAGCTACATTCTTGGCTTTGCCGCGACGTTCTGGATTGGGATCTTCTCTGCGTTTTTTAGCAGCAGCTGATGCACGACCTTTTTTACCCAGGGCTTGTGCTTTTGATTGTGGCAAACATTTTGGTTTGCCTTCTTTGCTTGATCCTCTAGCACAATCTCCGCGAATTTTACCGTCGGGTCCAAAGCGTACCCACTTTTCTTTGAACCACTTGCGTAGGTCTTCGGAAATGAATTCTTCAGCTCTCATTTGCTAATAGGTCCGCCTTCTACCCATGCATCACAAGTTCTTTTAGATGCACATTTAAATTTTAAAAATTTACAATATCCTAGTTGACCGGCATCAATGGTATCATGAGGATCACTACCGGGCTCGCTGCCAATTCCTTTAGCTATACAATCTAGCATATCTTCTGAGATGTCAAACGCTGCACAATTACCGCAACGATTGTGTTTTACACTTTCAATGTCATCGGTGTTCCATTTGTCTGCCAACTCTGCCCAGTATTCTTCGTTAGGCTCGTTGGGATTAAGTGGACCATAGTGATATTCATCAATGGCCTTTTGACGATTTTTTAGATTGAGATCAATGCTTTGTGTTGCTGGCGGGCAACCTTTTTCTACGGCTTCAAGTAAATTAATTAAATCTCTCATTTTTTACTCTTGTTGCCCCAGTTGGCAGCACCTTTTTTACGACATTGTACTAGCGCACCCGAAGCATAGGCACTGGGCCACACTTTGTAACGACTCTTTACTTTGCGATAACAAGCATCTTGTTTTTCTTCTATTTGTTCTTCGTTGACTTCTTGTTCATGCACATTTTCACTGCCTTTGATCAAAGACCAGTTCTTGCTGGCCCATTCATCTTTGGTCATTTTGTAGCGGCTGTAAAATGCCACGGGTTCTAAATTTTTATAGTCTTGATATTCAATATCAAGATCGCTCATGCGGCTTTCAAACAAGTCATTTAATATCATGATGTGTATCCTAGTTTGCGTCCAGCGTCATTGATATCCAACAGGCGTTGTTTGAGTTCAGGATAGTTGTCACGCTGACGAGGATCCAATAATTGTTTTTGAATATAGTCACGCTTGTCTAACCAATCGTTGCGATCACGGAAAGCATTATAACCACCGCGATTGGGCATGGGAATTACATTGCCTTCTTCTAGTGCTTGTATTTTTGCTAACCTTGTTTCGTAGTCGCGTCTTGTATCTGGATCCAACTTGGGATTGTTTAGTGCTTTTTTGATCTTGTCAAGCGCCATGGCTTTTAAATCACTTTTCATATCTTCTGGCAAACGCTCACCGGTTCTAGCACTAACGGCTGTGCCCGACCCTGGCTCGTGTGCTTCTGGACCTGGGCCTGCTGGTTGATCTACTCCTGACCCGTAGTCAAACTTTTTAACAGTTTTACCTTTCTTGGCAAAAAATGCTCTGACCTGAGCAGGATCTGTTTCATCACTTGGTACACGTACTTTAGTTGTTGTGCCGTCAGTAAAATGTACGGTCCAAGTTTCTGGGCCGCTTTCGTTTAATTCGCTTGCTCTCATTTCGTGTACATCTTTCTTTGGTGACCATAATGCTTTACGCATACCCAAGTACTGCTGTAATGCGCCTAACTGTTTTTGATATTTGCTCATCATGTCATTGTAAGCTGTATCAATGTCAGCAGTGGTAAAATAATCTTCTAAGTCAGCAGCCAATCCACGTGGCAACATACGTCCACCGCGTGTGGCCTGAGCTTGTAATTTTTCTATTTCTTTTTTAATGCTGGCCAAGTTACTAATTTTTTCTTGTTTGGCTTGTAGGTCACTTAATCTTGCTGGAACAGGTTGAGATTGTGCCTGTGGTTGTGATGTCGCTGGTGCTGATTGTGCTGTTTTAGATTTTTCTAATTGACTTTTTAACTTGGCCAAATCCATTTGTGTATCAAATTTTTGTTGTCCAAACACTGAACCTTCTGACATTTTAGGACCTGGAAGTGCTACATCACGTACATCAATGTCTGTGGGATACTTGTCATCCTCGGCACGGTCAATGATCTTGTTGATCAAAGTCAAATGGTATTTAGGACTACCTAATCTATTGATGCCTGTGCCAATAACTTGACCACCGCGACTTACAGTTGCACGTTTTGTTCGAGGATTATAAGTTACCGTATAACCTTGTACTACACTTTTAAGTGGAATGGTATCAGCTTCATTGATACTTTCATCAGTTCCGGTGCGAGCAAATAAATCTTGCTCTTTGTCCGACGATTGACCCAATGGTTTGCTTAGTGTAGGGAAATTATAAACGTTGTTGCCTTTTGTATTATCGGGTACATTTTTTAAAACATTGATTGTGTCGTCTTTGGGCTTGGCCAAGTCAACTGCTACAGGAGCAGGCTCTCCAACGGTTGGTGCTGGAGCAATATCTGGTTGAATTGGTTTAATCTTGGCACCGCCTGCCATCTTGGTCATAGCAGCCATAGCAGCTTTGCTTGCTTTTTCCTGATCAATTTCGGCCTTGGTTCTACGCTTGCGTTTAGGTTTGGCCAACACAGTGGCTGGTTCTCCGCCTACTGTGGCTGGAGTTGCTGTGGGTATTCCACCTTGAGGTAATGCTGGTGCGGCTGTAGTCCAATCTGGTTTGGTATCAGCTGCACTCGGAGGAATCCATCCACCAACAGCAGTTGTTGGTTTAGTAGCAGTAGTTGTTGCAATTCCTGTTGCAGAAGTTTTTTCTTTTTCTTTTGACTTGCGCTTGGACATGTCTGCTAATTTTTTAGCTAGCTCGGTGTTTGCTGCTCGTATCTGTTGTAGGTTCTTTTGTAGATTGTTGTTGTCAGCATCTAATCCATTGATTTCTTGATCTTGTTGTTGATTGATTGCTGTAATTTGTTTTAGCAATTCATCTTGTTTTTTATTGGTTGCTTTGACCCGCTGAAATTCTCTTTGATCATCTTCTTGACTATCAACAAAATCAGCTGCCATAGCTTCTAGATCACTGCCGGCAGCAGGATACTTGGCTCTGGCCTGTGTTTTTAATCTGTCAAGTTTGGTGCTTTTGAATTTTGGATTGTCTGATTGCTTAGAACTTTTTTTTTCAAACAGTTTACTTTGTGCTAGATCATTCAAAAGTTTGATAGTTTTCTTATAATCAGTCATTACACCATATACCAACTGAGCTTTATCGTTGTTGGTTTCCAACGTATTGTAGTAATCAGCTAACATGTCTACCCACTGCGCTGACAATTTATAACTTTGTTTTTCTGGAAAATCAAACTGCACTGGTTGACTGGCATTAAAAGCTTTGACAAAGTTAGCAAAATTTACTGTACCGTATTGTTTGCGATTTTCATACTCCACTGGTTTGCGGAAGTTGGTGTCTTGTTCAAATAAGTCAAATACAATCATGATTACGCTTCTTCTATGTAGTCTTGCGACTGGTTATCTTTTTTCTGTCTTGCACGGAACATCTCAATGGCCATAGTGGCTTCATCGATGTTTTTAAATCTTGATTTCATTTTACGATTGCCATGACGAATTTCAAATCCTGTGTGTTCATTGCCGTGTATTTCAAACATGGCACCGTTTTCTAACACCATGGATTTGACACAGGCTGATTCAGCATAGGTAGGATTTTGAACCGGGGGTGTTGTGTCTTGGATCACAGGATCTTCTTCTGTGGGATCTTCGTCAAGCTCTTTGGTAACTAGATCCTTGTCATCTTTGTCTTTATTACCTAGTTCACGATCTTCAGGCTTTTCGCCAAGCTCGCGATCAATTTTCTTTTCTAGTTTTTCTTCAACGCTGGCAAGATAGTCTGTTAATGACTTTTTAACTTTGTCCAACAACTTTTCTTCGTCGACCTTGGCTTCTTCAACAACTTCTTTGTCGGCTTCTTCATCTTCTTCTCCTACTAACCAGCCATCCATTGGATGCTTTTGATAAGGAGTCTTGCTTAACGTTGGGCTGATGTCCTTGGGTTTAAACAATGCCGGCAATTGCTTGGCAGCTTTTTGGTCAGCGTTTAAGCCGTGCTTGACATCCACCGGAGTAATACGACCCTCCAAGATGGCCAAACGTTCGATGATGTCGCGAATGTCATTGCTCATTTTATGCTCTTGCGTCCTTTAAGAAACTCTTTAGTTGCCACATGTACTTGCC